GAGTCTCCTAGTAAAGAATCTTCCAATAGCATATTTTGCAGCAATTTCTCTCATGGAATAATCTATTAAACTTCTAGGATCTCTTTCTGGAGTTGCCCAAGGGGGTGTGCCTCTTCCCATTTCAAAAACTTGATATGGATTAGTATCATATCTATAACCGAAACTTGGGTACCCCTTAGGAGTAGAAATTACATCCATTACTTTAACGCTTTGTGCAAACCGCCCTGATCTGTAATTAAGTGCCGGCTCTCTCATATTCTTACGAAGAGTGGCAGGCAACTCTTTATTAAATATACCAATAAGAGCTAAAGGAGTTGAAGAAACACTAGAAGTAGATGATTTTTTAGGCACAACATCTTTAGGTACAGTGTCATCTCTAACTCCTCTGGTTTTTCTTTTTCCTTTAAATTTAGTGCTTTCTGCTCCTTTACTTTTTTCTGAAACTATAGACTTTCTTTTACCTTTTACCCTACTTCTTTTAGGGGCAACAGTATCTAAAAGAACCATTCCAATGGCTTCTCCTAAAGGAGTTGAACTTTTTAAAGTTGCTATATTCTGTAGCCCCTTTTCAAAAGACCTTATTGCTGAAGACTCTAATTTTGCTTGAGTATTGTTATCAATTGCTCTTTGCCAAGAAAGAATTGGAGTATACTCTTTTCTTAAACCTTTTGCACTTACAATCTGAGTATGATCTATAGTCATATTCAATGTTTGTTCAAATTCTGATATTAATGTTTGTATGCTTTCTTTTGATGCAATAGAAGAACTTGCTAAAAGTTTTTGGGCTCTTGCCACTCGCAAAGAAGAAGCCGCATACCCTAGCCCCTCTTCAGCATGCCCTAACTGCGCTCCAGCTTTATTGTCTGCACCTCCAAGACGTGCTAAACTTTCTTCGCTATATTTTTTCTTGTTTCTATCTAAAATTCGTTTAACTACCGCCTTCAGTAGGCGACCTTTAGCTCTTTTAGCGCTTGCATACGTTCTTATAAAAAACACATAATCGTTTTTTCTAATCCCTCTTATTTTGCGTCCAGAAGGTCCGAACTCTTCTATCATTTGAGCTAATCTATCTGCGGGGATTTTACTTTGTAGTCCTTCTAATCTTGCTGTATAAGCAAGCCAAATATCTTCTCGAGATTTTTTACCTTCTTTACCCGCTAATTCAGGCACTAATTGAATCAAAGTATTAGAAAATCTAGTTTTATTTATAATTAGGACTTGTCCTATTTGTTTTTCTAACTGCTTTCTAGCATCTTTTTCTGCTTTATTTGCAGTTATTTTAACATCTTTAAGAATATTTTTTGCTAATTTTTTTAGCTCAGAACTACTCATTAAAAGTTTTTATAAAGATCAAGAACACGTTTAATATGGTCAGGAAATGCCACATTATTACGCTGACTCGAACTTGCTTGATTCTGAATACTAGCGCCAGCAATTGACCGTCGCTCTTTGTGCTCATCTTTCAAATAATAAGTGATTAAATCCATAACAGCAAGACGCAGGTCTGTAGGTATGCTTGCATATCCTGCAGTATAAGTCACACGAACTGCCCCTGGGCCACGTCTCCAATTTTTATAACTACTTCCGCCCGTTGTGCGAATAATACTATCTGTAACAGCATCAAAATAATATTCATGCGCAGCAGTAGTTAAAGTATTATAAGAGTCTTCGTAAGTATCTCTTTCTTCCACAGATACAATAGTATTTACGGGACTCTCTGTTAGTTGTACAATATGAGTATCCCAATCGACATTAATTGTATCTACTTTATTTGTTGAATAATAATCTACAAAAGTATTACCACAATAAGTTTTTACTAATTGGCTCACGGATGGAATAATAAAATTAAGCTGCTCGTCATTCTTGGGAGTGTTAATCCCTTCGGCGGCTTTATATTCTACAAGAGTAACTAAATTTGTCATAAGCTAATTAATAAAAACTTGGGGAGGCGAACCTCCCCAGTTTATGCAGCAATTAAGCTACTGCGTTGAGTCGAACTACGGAAACGTCCGCTGAAGTATCAGCTACGAGCTGGTTAAAGCCCAGAGACTGAGTAGCAACGATAACGTTACGCTGGTTCATTACTTCGTAATCTTGCTCAACATTTACACCACGCAGACGTGGGATAGCAAAGTTACGAACGTTGACTGCCAGGCCAACACAAGCATTGTCAGCTTCTGCAGGGAAGTTGTCAGATACGATTACGGGCGTACCATAAATCGCACCTACCTGACCGGTAAGCTTGGTAGCAACGTCAGAACCTACATCAGTGATATCGGCAAAGCCAGCATCAGCGATCAGGTCGTAGTAACGCTTCTGGGATACAACGTATACCAGCTCATCAGGCATCATGCCATACTTACCCATCAGCTTACGAGCAGACAGGAAGTCAGCAGCGTCTACTGAAGTAGTAGTAAGAGCAGCGGCAGATACAGAAGTATCAAAAATGTTAGTACCTGCAAGCTTAATCAGACCATCAAAGTCGTCAGAAGCACTATCGTGGTTCAGTAGAGCATCGTCTACAGCACGAGCGTGTGAACGTGCAACTGATTCTACGAGCATAGGCATCAGATTGATCAGGATTTCCTCGTCAACGTGGTTATCCATCAACGTGGTTGAAATCAATCGGTAAGCCTTCAGAACTACCTGAGCAGGCTGAGGAGCAGCGCCGCCTCGAGTCTGCAAGTTACCTGCAGTAGCTGCACCAGTCTGGAACGTAGCCAGACCTGTATCCTGTTGGATGGGCAGTACTTGAGCCTGTGAGTTGATCTGAATCTCACGGAATGCACGTGCGAGACGAAGCTCACGCATGATTTCCTTTTCGATTTGACCAGAGACTTCAGTAGCGATATTGGGAGCAGATGATGAATAAGTTACACCAGCTTTCTCAATTAGGTCACGACCATAAGAAGTCTCCATACCTTTACCAGTCATTACACCCAGCATGTGAGCGTACATGAACTCTTTGCCCCACTTAGAAATGTTGTCACCTTCTGAGCGGTCAGCAGCGAATACACGCTTAGACTCACGCATCTTGGTAATTTCTTCATTCTTCTCAGCAAGCTGCTCTTTGAATGACATAACTACTTCGTCAATCTTAGCATCTTTTTCTGCTAGTTTAGCTTCAATGTCAGCCATCAGGCGCTCAGCACCCGACTCAACACCTACGCTTACGGCAGTCTTGACTTCTTCTTCTTGAGCAGCTTTCTCAGCAGCTTCTTGAGCTGCCTTTGCTTCTGCATCTTGTGCTGCCTTTTCTTCGACAGCTTTCGTCTCGGCTTGCTTCATTGCGATTTTAGCAGCAGTCTCTTCCGCTACCTTCTTCGCAAAAGCTTCCAAGTCGATTTCGGGAGTATTTACTTCCGACATATTGATCTCCTCTTTAGCGGATTTTTCCGCTTCGTCCGGTGTTTCACTAGCTACCGATGAATTTTCATCCTTAGCCAGAGACTGACCGGCTAGATCTACACGATTGGTGAAAGTTTTCTTGAATTCATCATATTCTTCTATAGAATTAAATGATTTCGCCAGAGAAAAAGTTGCTGCTTGATTGCATGGTACTGATACTACTGATACTTCAAACAACTCAGCATCCTTAATCTTTAATCCGTCAGTTTCCGTTATATAATCAGCATCCTTGACTCGGAAACCAACAGAAAAAGCTCCAAGAATGCCTTCTTTTACTAACTGCGCCACATGATCAGGTGCAGATTTAGAAATTTTTGCCTTTAGTTCGAGACCGTTTTCAGTGACTTTAAGTCCTGTTGCGCGTCCGATTGGCTTATTATAGTCATGATTAAAAAGAATAATAGGATTCTTTTCAAAATTGCTCAGACCGCCCTTAGTCCATGCTTCTGCTGAGATTGTATCACCAGCGCGATCGAAGTCGGCAGTACTAGCCATGCCGCAGATATGAACTCCTCCATCATCCTCATCGAGAGCTTTAAAAGTGGAGGTAAGATTAAAAATCTTTTCCATTAGTCTTCACTCTTTTTTTCTGCCGGAGCAGCCTTGCTCGAAGGCGCAGGAGCCGGAGCTTCTTTTGCTTTCGGAGCAGGTTTCGGAGCAGGTACTGGCTCCGGTTTCTTCCCCAAATCAGGGTGCTTTAATTTAAGAGCATGAGTAAGATATTTCCATGCCTTAAAACTTCTTTTTACCGAAATAGCGTGAACTGCGTCTTTCGGACCTACAATATTAACATAAGACTTATAGTCAATATCTAGAGGTAGCTCAAACTCTTTAAAATGCTTATATGCTGTATTTAGCACCAGTTGCTTTTGTCGAACTGCCATTAATCTTCTCCTTCTTCTATAGGGCGTCCGCCCTCGTCAGGATTTGTTGCGCTCCCCGTAATATTTGCAGGTACTCTTAAGTCATCAAATCCTTCAATTGGCTCAAAGTTAATCGCTTCTCGAGCCTCATTGGGGCTAATAATACCAGTATTAACAAGAGCCGAATAATACTGTGCTTGATCTCGAAGTTCTGGTTGGAGGGCAGGAATATCTGTTACATCCTCTGTTAGGTCAAAACCAAAGTGTCTTTCAAGAGCAAAGTTAATTTTTCTTACGATTGGAAGAATAGTCTCAAGATAATACATTCGCATATTTGGGCGAAGGTTTGCATTGTTACCTGAGTCAAGCATAATTGGGGGTATGCCCAAAGCTTTTAGAATAATTTTTTCATTTTCTTCAATTGCTGATTGAAAATCTAATTCTCTAAAGCTTACATTTGAAATGGAGTCTACTTCAATTCCTCCGTCTAGTATAAGAGGTCTGCGACCCCCTGCGTCAGGACGGTATCGAGCTGTCCAAGATTGAATCATACGCTCTTTAATTTTTTCCGACAAGGTATTAGGAGACTTTAGTACGAGACCTGGGACCGCCCCATTTTTAAAGAAGTTGTCCTGAAAATCCCGCATATTCTTCATAAGAACCATTGTACGCAGCGCAGGTTTCAATCGAGAAACTCCTCTATAAATTGAATAAAAAGAGTTTTCCTTAATGTGAATAATTTCATTTGT